TTGCGCAATTTTCTAAATTCTATTTGTTGGTCACAATTAATAAAATTAGAATAATAAAAATGAAATGTGGGAAATCCTTGCAAAATCGCTAGAAACGTTGATTTTAATAGGGTTTCCGGCATTTCGATAATGATATTTCGGTTGTTTTAGAAATATTAAAATGGGTTCCGTTAGTCACAGTTAGTCACAAATGGAACTTTTATCTTTTCTATTTCTGTCCGTAGTTCTTCCAGTGTCCTGTGACCATATACCGCATTTGTAACATCTCCACCAAAGGAGTGGCCGAGCATTCGTTTTCGGTCATTCTCCCGGACACCGTATTTTTCGCACAGTGCAGAAAAGGTGTGTCGGCAGTCGTGCGGCGTGTGTTTCGGATTGCCGACTATTCCCAAACGCTCTAGCGTAGGGTAGAACAATGCTTTTCTGTGATGCTGCTGAGTATATACGCATAGTTTCCCATCTTGTGTCATCACTTTCTGTTCAGCAAAATGGTATATAGCAGAATGTATCGGAACAATTCTGTTTTTACCGGCTTTTGTTTTGATTCCACCTTGAAAGTATTTCTCTTCCAGGTTGGTTGTAAGTTTTAACACTTCGCCAATTCGCCAGCCGGAATAGCACATAATTAGTATAAGTTGCACTTCTGGATCGCCAGTATTATTCCACAACACTTGCATCTCCTGATCAGAAAATGGTGTTCCATGTTCGGTGTCATTATCAGCATTGACATGGACATATAGTGCCTTATTTTCCGTTACAATTTCTGAGTAGACTGCATATTTGTACATCTGCTTAAACAGAGTCAAAATAGCCATCTGGCTTTGCTTTTTCAGCTTACAATCATCAATAACTTTTTGCATATCAGGAGCCTTTAAATCTTCGAATATGCGATTGTGCAGAACGACGCAGTTTGTATAAGCTGTCCGGTATGCTTCTTTTGAACTATATGACAGTTTTGTCCCCTCTGGGAACTTCCACGCATAAAACTGTTTATATACCTCTGAGAACGTCAATTTCTTGATTTCCGGGTATTTATCCTCTACGCCCTTAATTGTATTGTAGTCGGCAATCAAACGGCTTATAAGAGCATCTATGTCGGTTGTAGGGGACACCTCAAGAGTTCGTTCCATGCCGGGTTGATACGTGCCGGCTTTATATGCTGTCAGGACAGTGAAGCCTTTTATCCAGTCGTCTACGTAGCAGATTGCAGGTGGGCGTTTTAGTTTGCCATTATCGCCCAGTGTAGCTGGCGGATGCACTGCAAAGCAGTTTCTCCGGTTCTTGCCAAGATACCGAATAGAACCAAAGTTATTCGGCAGTTTTGGATATTTTTTTCTTTTCTTCGCCATTTTTATTCCTCTTTTCTTTAAACGGTTGTTTGAGTATAAAAATAACAGCCGAACAAATTTTCTGTCTTGTTCGACTGCTCCGAAGATGATACAATATGTTTGCCAGAATATTACATTTCTTCGGAGATGTATAAACGCCGTCCCGGTACGCCAATACCGGGCGGTTTTTATTTTATTCTATTTCTTCAATGTCAAGAGAATATCCAAGAACTTCTCCAACGTCTGTGCATTTTCCTTTTAAAGTAACGGTATCACCTTTGGTAAGAGATGATACTTTAGCTTTCTGATCATCGTTTTTGATGTAACACTGCACACCGATAATTTCAAAATCGCCATCTGCCATAAGATCAATATATTTTCCGGCTGCATCAATGTTGCTGAGTTTTCCGGTGATCTCAAGATATTTGCCTTTATATTTATCAGATGCACCCATTGCATTACTGTCAAGATCGGACATCATATCATTGACTGATACGGATGTGTATTCAATTGGTGTAGGTGTATCAACTTCTTTTACAGATTCCGTCTTTGCAGATGTACTGGAAGAGGACGTGGTGTTTGAATCCGAATTTCCACCAACGGCACCAATAACGCCAACGGCGACGACTGCTAAAACTACCCATTTAAGTTTTCCGCCTTTTTTCTTACTCATAGAATTGCTCCTCCTAATAGCTTTATTCGCCACGCTTCGCACTTTTCATGCGGATTATGTATTTTGTACCGCTGATTTTGCAATATTATGTAAAGTACGGTTATTCGTGGTATTTTTATTTTATCATTTTAAGAGCATATTGTAAAGATTTAGAACGAAATAGAGTGATTTAGATGAATAAGAAATGTTTTTTTCTATAAAATAGTGAGAGTCCATGTATATCATTGGCAGTTGCCAAGAGTCGGAATAGGTGGTATAATAGCAAAAGCAAACTTATGTTCGGTTCTATTTCCCACAGCCGGACATATACTGTAGTGTAGATGGTAGTTGCGACAGGGAGGGTTATTTATGGATTATAAGAAAGAGATTATTGAGATGGTTGAAAAATGCACGAATAATCATTGGATAGAAGTGATTTATATATTTGTGAAAAGGCTAATCGGATAACATTAAAAAAGACAAGGGTTTGCGCATTGCCCTTGTCTTTCTTTTTACTTATTAGAAATCATGTCAATAAGTTTTTCTAAATTGTCCCATCCCTCATCATCCAATCTGGCTAATGCAGACACGAGACGGTGTCGGAAAGAATCTTCTCCAGATTTCATTACGTCTGCAAGCATGGCAGAAATTTGTTTGTCTTTAATTCCGGGTACAAACATATCTCCGTTTCCAGTTCTGAGCCATTCTTCGTTTACGTTAAATTCTCTGCAAACATCATCAATAGTCCGATCTGACGGAACTTTGCTTCCCATTTCAATTTGCGCTACAAAATTCCTACTTATCTTTAGTTTGTCTGCAAATTCTTGCTGAGTTACGTTTAATTCTTTTCGCAACTCTTTAAACCTGTCTTTCAATTTAATTCCTCCTTTCTGAAAATATAATATCATAAAATGTTTACAAAGTCAACAAAAAAGTATTGACAAATGTTGTCTAAGGGACTATACTGTGTTTACAAGGTAAACAAAGGAGGTGAAAAATATGAAACGCCATCCGATTATGGAATATGTGATTCCAGCAATTGTAGCAAGTGTGGCAACAGTTTTAATCCGTTTAGTGCTAGGGTGGTAAGAATCGAAACAATAATCGGAATAGCCACATCTTTCAATAGTAACTTTTTAAATTCATGTTTTCTTTCAGCAATATAAGATTTTCCCTGTTCGGAAATCGTAATAGAGAGAGTTTTTCCTTTTGCATATCTGACCTGACCGTCTTGATTGATTTTAGGAAAAGATTCTCTATTAACAGAAATCAATTTTTCTTCTTCAAGAAAATTTGAAATTTTGATTTCATTTTCCGATAGAGAAGAATATTCAATTTTTTCTTTGCTTGAAAGATATTTCAAGAAATTAAATTGTTCTTTATTGAGATACACAATATCACCTCCCGTCTACTGGGAGTATATCACAAGAAAGGAGTGAGTACATGTCTGAAAAAGAAAAAAGAATCGTTGAAAAGCTAAAAAACGCGATTCCTAAGATGTCAGAATTTGACAAGGGTTACATTCTCGGCAAGACGGAAAGTTTTTCTGAGAAAAAAGATGATTCTGATCAGAAAGAAGGGACCAAGAAAGGAGCATAAATGGACGCATTACAATTTAACAAAGCCGTCAGCCAGCACTGCAAGGAATCTGGTGGAAACTGTTGCAAATGCGACCTACGGCTTTACTGTTACCTATCGCCAAGTGAGCGACCAGATGAGTTAGTGAGTCTGGTTATTGATTTTTTGCATAACCACATTGAAAACCATGGTCATTATACCCATCACAGTGCGGCTTCATTTCCGTGTATTGATGATATGGACATGAGCACCGCAGTAGGTGGCGACCGCTATCAGAAACCTCATACTCTTCATAAACAGTCACATGCTTATGAATCTTGTGGCAATGATACATCCGTGTAATTGTTTCAACCATATAATTCCCCTTTCGTTATACTCAGCATGTCGGTGCCTGTAAATGCATTATAGGTAGAGGGGAAAGGAAATACAATAGGTTGATGGGAAGACGAAAGATTTTTCTAAAAAAAAATAAGAAAGGAGTATGAAATGAGCGAGGTTGATACTTACATCAAAGAAAATGCAGAAGTTCATCAGTTCGCTGCAGAGGTTGCAAGAATCATATCAGGCATTCCACAGATGCCGGAATTCTCGTCAGAAATTCTGACCGTAGCCGACGCGAGCCAATTGATCGGACTTCCTGTAACAGCAATCCGGGCAGGGATTGTGTACGGATGGTTGCCAATTGGAGTGGCTGTGCAGAATAACAAGCCAGCAAAAAGCCTTTCCGGTGGACGAATTACATACATCATAAGCCCTAGGAAAGTCTATGAAGTGACTGGACATGTCTGGAAAGGTAAGGCTGCTCTTAATAAGTGAGTGCCCCGGAGGGAGATTGGGCCTCCGCCCCGGAGCTTTGCACCACTAAAACACCTTAGTGGATAGATACATTATAGTTCTCTATCTGCTAATTGTAAAGACAAATAAGAAAAAATAAGGAGAAATTAGCACGATATGAGTGAAATTAGAAACGAAAATCAGCCAACATGGACTGACATCGAAGTAACACTTGCGACTGAAATTGTCGAAGAAAGCAAGAAAAAGTCAAAAAGATGGTTCACTGCATGGATTGTGACAGTCGCCGCACTGGTGGCGAGCAACCTTGTGTGGATTGCAGGAGAAATGAAATGAAAGAATATATGCTAATTGCTGTTTGTATGCTTGCCGGGAAATATGTGGATGTACCTATCTGGCTAAACATCTTTTTCGGTATCTCGGCAGCATGGGCAGTGCGCCAGATGGAAGCAGACTGGCAGTAGGAAATAAGGAGGATAAGAAGATGTTCGAGAAAGAGATTGATGAAATTTACGAACTCTGTAAAAGAGTTGTGAACGAAGTTCCGGCAGTAAGTGTCGAATTCAGTTATTCAATTTATGGCATGAGAGTATGTGGGCTTAAAAGAAAAGAAGATGCTTGCCTTCCAAAAGACGTGTTCAAGTGGGATTTGTACCAAAACGTATCTTTCAACCCATTTTATGAGAATGCAAGCCGCGAAAGTATCAGAATAATTAAAGCTTTCTTGCTAGAGCTTCTAATAGATGGGAGGTGCCCGTTAGATGTTGAATCAAATGGAGTTGAAGCTCCTTCCGACAATGGAACTGATAACGACAGTAAATGAGCTTCTGTCAGAGCTGAATAAGCGAAAGCAGTACATTATCGACTGGGAGAACCCGGACATGTATCTGAATCATCTTGAATATCACAGTGCCAGCGGGTTGTTTCCGGGCGGCGGTATTAACCCTGCAAGGGGAGATGGTTCTGACAATGTTTACTGCTTTTTCAAGGCGGTGTGAACATGGATGAGAGAATTAATGAAGTTCTGAGATTGATTGATATACAGCTTGCCACAGTCCCGGATAACCCCATTGAAGAATCATACAAGGCAAGAATGCTAGCAAACTATGTACAGGCTCTAAATGGGCTTTTAACGGCTCAGAAATCGTATAAGGAGGAAACGAATGAGTGAATTTGAAATCCGTATTCCGGCAAGAAAGAAACAACTGGTAACCGGAAAAGACAATCAGGTTGTAAAGGTTTCATCAGACGCATACAACGCGCTGGTCGAAATCTATAACGAATCAACCTTATCAATGAAAGACATTGCAAGCTTGCTGATTATTGAGGGCAGTAAACATGTGGTTTATGACAAGGAGGAATAGAAGTGAATATATATGAGAAGTTAGGGATTATTCAGTCAAAACTGAAAGCCCCTAAAGGGCAGTACAATTCCTTCGGAAAATACAAATATAGAAGTTGCGAGGATATTTTGGAGGCTGTAAAACCACTTCTGGCAGAAACAAAGACTGTGTTAAGCGTCACAGATCGGATGGAAGTTGTTGGAGACAGAATATATGTCAGAGCAGAAGCTCATCTGAACGACTGCGAAGATACCGGCGAGATTGCAACTGTTGCTTATGCAAGGGAAGAAGAGTCTAAGAAAGGCATGGATTCTTCACAGGTGACAGGTGCAGCTTCATCTTATGCCAGAAAATACGCTTTGAATGGACTGTTCTGCATTGATGATAACAAAGACAGTGATTCTACTAATACAGGAGATAAAGAAAAAACGTCCGGCAGGAAAGCGGAATCGGCAAAAGAAACCGAGATGATTAGTTCCGAGACTACTATGTCAATTAAAAACATTATTGATAAGTACCCGGAAGCCAAGCTTTTGGAACAGATCAAGACTCGATTTAAGGTAAGCGATATTAAGTCTCTTACCAAGGAAAAAGGTCAGAAATGTCTGAAGATGTTAATTGACTATGACAAACAGCATACAGAAAAGGAGTAACAGCATGAATAAAGTAATTCTTACAGGAAGATTTACACGTGATCCGGAAATCAAATATACAAATGACGGAACATCTATTGCGAGATTTTCTATTGCAGTGAACAGGAGATTTGTAAAAGAAGGTTCTGACCAGAAAGCAGATTTCTTGAATTGCATCGCTTTCGGAAAGTCGGCAGAATTTATCGAGAAATATTTTTCTAAAGGAATGAAAGCGGATTTATCCGGGAGAATCCAGACCGGCAGCTACACCAATCGTGACGGACAGAAGGTATACACAACAGATATTGTTGTGGAGGAGATTGAGTTTGGTGAAAGCAAAGGTGCTAACCAGAGCCAGCAGAAGTCGGAGACGCCACGTCCAAAAACAGACCCGGACGGATTTATGAATATCCCAGATGGAATTGACGAGGAGTTTCCGTTTGCATGATACAAATTGACAGTAGGGAACATCAAAAAATTATTGATGGCATTAAGAAAGCATTTGATGCAGCAGGAGAAAAATGGTTCGTGTCAAAGCTTTACGTCGGAGATTACATGAATTATGACAACCCTCGACTGGTTGTTGACCGGAAACAAAATCTTTCTGAATTATGCGGTAATGTATGTCAGCAGCATGAAAGATTCCGCACCGAGATTATCCGGGCAAATGAGGCAGGAATAAAACTTGTGTTTCTGTGTGAACACGGAAAAGGAATTGAAAAACTGGATGATGTTCTCTGGTGGGAGAATCCCCGGGCAAAGAAAAGAGTCAAAAAGAATGGTATCTGGATAGAACAGGAACAGAAAGTTATGCATGGAGATGTCCTATATAAGATTCTTTGCACGATGCAACGTAAGTATGGTGTCGAATTTCTGTTTTGCGACAAGAAAGACACTGGCAAAAGAATTTTGGAGATTCTGTCAAATGGATAAAGAAACAATTAAGCAGCAGAATAGCATGAGAGACGTCCTGAGTAGATATGGTATGGTTCCGAGCAGAGCAGGGTTTGTTCAGTGCCCGTTTCATAGTGGGGACCGCACTGCATCCATGAAAATCTACAAAGACAGTTATTATTGTTTCGGTTGTGGTGCAACAGGTGACATATTTACATTCGTTCAGAACATGGATAATTGCGATTTTAAGACAGCTTTTACCATACTTGGGGGAACTTACCAGAAACCAGATTTCTCTTCCAGAATGGCAATATATCACCATCAGAAACAGATGGAAATGCGGCAGAAGGAAGAACAGAAGAAAAAGGTTGAGCTGCAAGAATGTTTGTCTGATATAGATTTCTACAGGGCTATCCTTGGCAGAGTGAAGCCATTATCTGACGGATGGTGTGAAGCGTGGAACAGGTTGCAACTTGCACTATATCATCATGGATTCATAACAGGACTGGAAGAAGGTGATTAAAAGTGGAAATGATAAACAAGCTCACGAAGGATTCTATTCTGGACGAAGAAGTGTTCGACGAGATTTTCAGTCAGGAAGACGAGATATACAAGGCACGTCTTACGCTGACTCTTCTGGACAGGGCCAAGGAGCTTGGCGTAAAGAAAAAATTTGAAGATTTGCTTAAAGCTTACACAAAAGTACAGAAGCAGATGATTGAGAAAGAGAAAAGTAATAGGACGTTGTCTATGCTGGACCAGTGGACTAATTTCTCTGATTGTGAATATGATCGGATGAAATGTCTTAACTGGATAGCAGACGATGATGGAATCAGAATTTCAAATACTAATCCAGGATCGCCGGATATTATAGCCTGTTATCACCCTATACTTCCAATAGAGCGAATGAAGAATCTGGAGACCGGAGAAGAACAGATAAAGCTAATCTATAAGAGGAATAATAAATGGTCTGAGGTTATTGTGCCGAAAACCATGGTTGCATCATCTACTAAAATCGTTGGATTATCTGCGCTTGGGATTTCAGTGACATCTGAGAATGCGAAGTTTCTTGTACGGTATCTGTCAGACGTTGAGAATGCAAATGACGACTATATCAATATTCAGTATTCATCAAGCAAAATCGGGTGGATCAGGGACTATTTTCTTCCTTACGACAAGGACATTGTATTTGATGGAGATATGAGGTTCCGACAACTGTATGAAAGTATCAGCGTAGGTGGTAGCAGAACAGAGTGGTATGAGCACGTGAAGAAAGTTCGTGCTACTGGAAGAATAGAGCCGAAAATCATGCTGGCTGCAAGTTTCGCTAGCATTCTAATCAAACTGGTCGGTGCTCTCCCATTTTTTGTAGACCTCTGGGGAGAAACTGAGGGTGGTAAGACCGTAACACTTATGTTGGGGGCTTCCGTCTGGGCAAATCCGGGTGAATCTAGATACATAGGAGACTTCAAGACAACGGATGTGGCTCTGGAAGCAAAATCTGATATGCTCAATAATCTTCCACTAATTCTGGATGATACTTCCAAGGTGTCTGCCAAGATTAGGGATAACTTTGAGGGTATAGTGTACGACTTGTGCTCCGGCAAAGGAAAAAGTCGTTCTAACAAAGAACTGGGTGTCAACCGGGAAAATCGCTGGCAGAACTGCATTCTGACCAATGGCGAGCGTCCGCTTGCCGGATATGTCAGCCAAGGCGGAGCCATTAACCGAATTATTGAGGTTGAGTGTTCCGAAAAGATATTTGATGATCCACAGCTTACCGCAGATACCCTTAAAAAGAACTACGGATATGCAGGAATCGACTTTGTGAACGCAGTCAAGGAAATGTCCATTGATGATATAAAAGCCCTGCAAAAGCACTATCAGGGGCTTATACAGGACGATGATAAAATGCAGAAGCAGAGTATTTCAATGAGTATCATTCTGGCAGCAGATAAGATTGCAACAGATCAGCTATTCCATGATGGTCAGTACATTGACGTTGAGACTGCAAGGGGTCTTCTGACAGAGAAGGAAATGGTGTCTGAAAATGAACGTGCCTACTGGTTCGTGGTTGACAAGATTGCTATGAACGGAATTAAGTTCGATGATAACCCAGATATTAAAACAGAAAGATGGGGAATTATTGACAATGATCCGGCAGAGAAAACGTCAACCGCAATAATCTATAGTGCAGCGTTTGATGATTTGTGCAAAATTGGAAGATTCTCCAGAAAGGCATTCTTGTCATGGGCTGTTAAGAAGGGGCTTGTGGAAACCGACAGCAGAGGTTATCCGACCAAAGCGAAGAAGCTGGACGGAATTGTCACTAAATGCGTGTTCTTGAAAATTGTAGACGAAATTCCAAAAGGATTCGTGAATTGCAATGATAATTTTGAAATTACGGACGATATTGTGTTTGATTGATAAACAATTCATCCAAAAGGTAACCGGGTAACCTAGGTAACCTTTGATTCTGCATATATATATACGAGTATTTATATGTACATATTGAGTATAAAAGTTTCCCTATATGAGAAAGTCAGGGTTACTCGGTTACTCGGTTACCTACCTGTAAAATCAATGGTTTACACGAATTAGTACGGTTACATCTCGGTTACTGTGGGTTACTTTATATTATACACCTATTTATATATATAATATAAATAATTTTTAAAAATTAATAGAGCGTATACAGTGTGCAGTATATTGTATACAAAAAGGATGTGAGGGATTGAAAGTAGAAGCTAAGGATATTCCAATTATACAAAGGTTTATGACAGAATTCTGGAAAGTTATAAAGGAGTTCTATCAGGTGGAACTTACGGACGACTATTCTGAACAGGCGTGTAATCGCTTAGACGAACTTGGAGAGTTAGCTGGTGTATGTCCTGATCAGAATGATAAGCAGTTCATTCTGGACTGCATATTAGCTTTAAACAATGCTTTAAGTTCTAAACAAAGGGAGTTGAGAAAGAATGTACAACACAAAGAATAGATACGAACAGGGACAGGCTCTCAGAAAAGAAATATATATGTATATCGTCAGTTATATCAAACTGGTTGGATATGCACCGTCGATTACAGAGATTTCTGAAAGGGTGGATGTCGGGAGAGCTACGGTCTGGAAGCATATCAATAATCTGGTTGATGATGGTTTGCTCAAGACGAACCACCCCAGTACCGACAGGGCATATACTCCAGTTGGGTACGGAATAAGAAAGATAAACAAGGAGATAAAATGAAACTTTATGACATTGTTGCAGCAGACGGTGAATTTGTAGAGTCCTTGACACAAAGAGAAATCATGAATAAATTCGGACTTACAAAATGCAGATTCCGTACATTCTTGGATAACAGTTATCTGATTGATGGTAAATATTGGATAGATGACTCCGCCGAAGATATGCAGGTGACTAGAAACGGATGTCGGAAGATGTTAAAACAGTTTGATGCTTTAACAGAAAACATAAGGAGGGTTGTTGGATGGGAAGCCTAAAAATCAAGCAGAAAAAGAAAGCATTCATTCCATATACAAATAAACAATCTCATATGTTCGCACAGTCTATCCAGAACTGCCAGAAAGAGTTAAAAGAGATGGAGTTAAAAGCCTTTGATGATGGGTTCGAGGATGGAAAGAACTGGTCTGACGTGCTGAATTTTGTAATCTTATTCTATGTAATGCACAAATTGCATGGATGGGGCTGGAAGCGGTACATGAGGACTATAAAGAATATTAATAACTACATCAATGATATTAATTCTGGGAAAACATCATTGTCTGAAATGGTTGATAATCTGGAAAAGAAGCATCACATTCGGATTTGTGATGATTATAAGGAGCTGATTGAGAGATATGGAGTGTAAAGCTGCACTGGTGATTTATTTGCAGAATAACGGGCAGGTAGCATTTGGATAGGAGAAATAAATGGATTTAGAACAAAAAGCAATTGAGAGAATTCGACTTGCATCTGATCTCTCGTTGAAACATTACGGAAAGCCACTTGTATGCACATATTCCGGCGGGAAGGATTCTGACGTGATGTTAGAACTCTTTCGTAGGGGTGGCATACCATTTGAGGTACACAATAGTCACACCACGGCAGATGCACCGCAAACTGTACGGCACATACGAAATGTATTTAAAAGTTTGGAAGAAAAAGGAATTAAATGCGAAATAGAAATGCCGAAGTATAAAGGCAAACATATCACGATGTGGAAATTAATTCCATTAAAATTGATGCCACCAACAAGGCAAGTTCGCTACTGCTGTCAAGTTCTTAAAGAAACAGGGTGCGCAAATAGATATATTGCTACTGGTGTAAGATGGGCTGAAAGCAGGCAGAGAAAAGAAAGAGAAGAATTTGAAAAAATTGGTGCGACAAAGGCAACTAAAGAAAAATTCACATCAGTTATGTTAATGAACGACAATGACGCCAATCGCAGAATGAATGAACTTTGTATGCAGAAAAACAAAATGGTTGTCAATCCCATCATTGACTGGAAGGATTCTGATATATGGGAATTTGTCAATTCAGAGCACATAGAAACTTGTGATTTGTACAAATGTGGATATGATCGTGTTGGCTGTATCGGCTGTCCGATGGCCGGGAAAAAGAGGTATAAAGAATTTGCGGATTTTCCTAAATACAGGCAGTCTTATATTAGGGCTTTTGAAAGAATGCTAGATGCTCGAAAAGAAAAAGGATTAGAAACCCAATGGAAGACCGGAGAGGATGTACTTAGGTGGTGGATGGATAATGAAAATTTAGATGGTCAGATGGAATTATCTGATTTTATTGAGTATTAAAATCATGGAGGACTGCACAATAGCGTGCCAGTTGCTTACATGGGGAAAGTGAGGATGACAAGAAGATGGTAATAGGAAAATTAAACCCGATAAATAAAGATGATCTAAAAGTCGGAGATGTAGTTGGAATCGCAAGAGAGGTACGGTGTGGATGGGGAGCGAGTTTTAGACACGTCATGGTGTATCCGGTAAAGATTGTTCGCGTAACTCCTAAACGAACCAAAATTGAAACCGATATTGGAGAACACGATAAAAACGAGACGTTTTATAAATACGATTCCGAAGCCATAAAAGAGGGCGAAATGGCAAAGAAATTTAGAAAAATCAGAGATGGAGTATATGCCATTGAAGATTTTAAGTCGAGACGTGGGCTGAGAGCAATTAAAGACGAAGATTTAAATGCACTGTCAGAACATATTAATGCAGTTGCTGAGATTTTAAAAAGATATGGAAAGTGAGGACACAATGACAGAACAGGAAAAGAAGGAACTTCTGGACGAACTGGAAAAACGTATGGATGAAAAATACAAAGGGTGTCTTATCAGAGAAGATGTCGCAACCACATTAAAGGTACCAAGAGAAAAATGGTTCAGAGATGAGAATGGAAATGGAAGATATTCTTTTATGGCAGATGCTTTTGATTCCACCATTATCTCATGGCAGGTCTGGGAAACAATCAGAAAGCTGACTTGTGTTATCTGCGGTAAGCAGTATGTTAGACAGCTTGCAAATGTAGAGAATGCGGATGAGGTTGCAGAGAAACTTTGCCAGTTTGTCTACGATTTGAAGATGGAATTTAAAGAGCAGGAGAACGGAAATGAAAAACAATAATTACACTTCATTTTTCAAAACAAAACCAAGGAAAGTAGAGAGATACATCCGTTGCAGAAAATGCGGTGGAAATATGGAATGGGTTGAATACTATCCGCCGGAAATCAAATGTCCGAAGTGCGGATATACGGTATATCCTAAGCCTTATGAACCTAACTGCAATGAGATTGAGAATTAGAAGGAGGACGCAAAATGTTAATCAGAAGTCAGGATAGCGAAATATTGATTAATCTTAATACTTTGACAGGAATTGAAATTACGAAAGGACCTGTAAAAACAACTATAACATCATACACTACCGGATGTACTTATCTGCTCGGAGAATATTCCACCAAAGAAAAAGCCATGAAAGTACTGGATATGATTCAGGAAGCCTATGTAAATGGACATATTGATTATCAGATGCCAGAGGATAGCGAGGTGGAAGCATGATTACATTCTTATTAGGATTCACCCTTGGAACTATATTTGGAGTGGTTAGTCTTGTATGTGTGGCGATCATGTACGACAAACACCATCCAGACGAATAGAAAGGAGAACGGTATGCTGACAAGGAATAAAAAGCTGAAAGACTACGGTATTCCGGCAGAGGACATTGAAAAATTAAACACGATGCTGAAAGACTTCCCGGCAGAGTACGGATACCTGCTTACCAGCGCCGCCTTGTCAGCTTGCCCTAAGAACACGGTGATAGTGGATATGGTTGTTGAGAATATCTTGCACCGGAAAAGTTACAGGAAAATCAGCAAAGAAAGATATATCCCGATGAATCCAAAAGACTTCTACGGATACAGACGCAAGACCGTCGCTGTACTGTATGAGAGAATGCGGTTGTTTGGAGTATGGGAGGATGAAAACAATGAGTAAATATTTTTCATTAGTTTTAGGCATTGCAGACGCTGTATGCATTGTTGTGAATATAATCAATCAGAAATGGGATATTCTGGTGCTTAATATTATAGCATGTGTGTTATGCCTCGGTAATTTCATGGCGAGTGATTAAAAGGAGAAATGAAAAATGCGCTTAATAGATGCAGACGAATTAATTAAATACATCAAAATTTGGGAAATTGGGATGAGTATTAGTTCTGACCAGAAAGAATTTATTAATTGTGTCCCGGGGTACAATACTTTAAGTCTGATGCTGAGAGGAAGTGAAGCGTATGAGTAAATCAGTATTAGTGATAGACGCACCAGAAAATTGCTATGATTGCCCGTTCGGAACTTCATACTGCGGTGAACTTGAATATGTGGGTTATTGTGAATTAGCTGATTGTTTAGATTATGATGTAATTCTGATGACAGAAGAACATTATGATTACGAAAGCAAATCAAGACCTAAATGGTGTCCATTGAAGCCATTGCCGGAGAAAAAAGAGTATATCGTTCCGAATGACAATGTAGAATCACAAAAAGATATTATTGCGGTTGGTTGGAATGCCTGCTTGAGAGAAATTACAGAAACAAGCGATGAAAACAAGCGATAAAAAGTAAGCGATAAGAGGTGGAGAAATGATTATTTTAACTGGAAAAATCGTGTTTGTAAAGACACAGGAAGAATATTTGAGTGTTCTGAAAATGGCAAAGCTTCAGGGATTCACATGGGCGAGAGAAAACCATTTAAACCCTATCGTGATTCCGTTTCCAAACATATTGAATTTTTACGACAGTAAGATTGTTACTTACAACTATGTTGAAAAGACAGTGTATGAAGCATCCGAAATCGTCGAAGATGAAGAAAAAATCAAGGATGCAGTAAAACTTGTCAGAACGTTCGCTAAATACCCAGACAGAACAGCATTGACGGATGCATTCATTGAATCGTTGAAGCTGCTCACAGACGCTATAGAGAGTCAGATGGAAGAGGTGAAGTAGATGGAGAGATTAACAGAAAGAGAAAGAAATGTTGATGGTACAGGAGTTGCAAAAGAAGAAATTACGGATGGATTATTAAAACCGTTTGCGGATAAAATTCTTACGAAACTTGCTGTTTATGAAGACTTAGAAGAACAGGGATTGCTTGTGAGATTGCCGTGTAAGGTTGGGGATATGGTATGGGATAACGATTTTGGATATCCGGAATCGTATGAAATAAAAGCATTTTCATATGGATATTGTGACAGTTATGTTGAGCCAGATATAGAAGATGAAATTATATTTTATTACGAAAACTATACAGGTTCAATAACAGGAGCTTTTCCAATGAGCGAAATTGGTAAAACCATATTCTTCACCCGTGAAGAAGCCGTGAAAAAGTTGGAGGAGATGAAGAAATGAATAACAAACCTACACCAGACATAACGCCAAACCTTGCTATATCAGCATACCACGTACTACAGCAATATTGTACTGGACAGCCAGCGGATTGCAAAGGCTGCGGATTCTACGAACACTGTCCAGAATGTTTTCAAGGCATACCATGTGACTGGAGCCTAAATGAAGAAGGTGAAATAAATGAAACTGAGAAAGGCAACACTGATTGACTACGGAGTGCCGCCGGACGATATACCGACATTACAAAGTCATTTACGGAATCTTAACGAGAGTGACAAATACAATCTGTTGCAGGTATCTATCAAATACGCACCCGGCATTGAATCGCAAATCTATGACAGTATCGTGAACAGTATCGGATATCGGACGATGGAAAAGATCAGGACAGTTCCCGCAACGGAAAATGACTTCTATGGCTACAAACGTAAGGTCATGGCGGAATATTATCATCTGGCCAAATTAATTGGCAGACTTTAAAAAAACTTAAAAATTTATAAAAGTGGTAGAGAGCTAAATCTCCCCAGTGTGGTATTATATTTGTATATAACTGCTATACTGGGGATTTTTTTGAATTGAGGTGATAATATGGTGAACTTAAAAGCAGTTACAAGAAAACTTCAAAAAGCTATATTATCCACCGGATTAATCATAAAAATCGGAACATCACAATTCTACAGCCATGAGCAGGAACGGTTGATAACAGTAACAATTATATCAACACCAGTATTCAGACCAACAAAGCGTGGCGAATGGAAAGATTGCGATTATGAAATATTACGAACTGCATCCCAGTATGATGTGGCCATGTGCCTAAAAGAAATATGGGAGGCAGTCAGAAAATGAGGATAGACAGAGGTGATTAGATGGACTTAACGCCTAAGCAGAAAGCGTTTGCAGATGAATATATAAAGAATGGCGGGAATGCATCTGACGCCGCAAGGAAAGCTGGATACTCTAATGGAATCATTAGAAACGCGACAAAAAAACTGTTGGAAAAAGGTTGTATTTCTGCATATATAGCCGAAAAACAGTCCCTCATCGAAAAGCAAAAAGGCACTGACATCATGTCTCTGGCAGAAATTCAGCAACGCCGCTCCATGATCGCAAGAGGTGAGCTAACTGATTCATTCGGATTTGCTCCGGATTTCTCCGATCAGCTGAAATCCATGAATGACCTGGAAAAAACGCTTGCGATAAAAGAAGCCAGAGAAGAACAGCGGAAAGCAGAAGAAAAAGCCAGATTGCAAGGTGAATACCATATTGATCTGAATATTGTCCCGGATGTATTCCATAAAATGATTAGGGATATTCGAGCAAAGAAACATAGTGAATACATTCTTCCTGGCGGACGTGGTTCCATGAAGTCCTCAACTATATCTCTGATTATACCGGAACTGCTGAAAAACAATCCGAACATGCACGCTCTGATTCTGCGAAAAGTCGGGAACACTATCAAGGATTCTGTTTATGCTCAGATGAAGTGGGCCATTGATAAATTAAATCTAAATGAGGAATTTGTGTGCAAGGTATCTCCTATGGAGATTACGTATAAGCCCACTGGACAGAAGATTTACTTTCGTGGTGCTGACGATCCATTAAAGATTAAGTCTATCAAGCCAGAGTTTGGATATATAGGTATTGTCTGGTTCGAGGAGTTAGATCAATTTTCGAACCCGGAGGAAATCCGAAATATTCAGCAGTCTGCTATTCGTGGTGGTAACGAAGCATACAAGTTTAAATCGTTCAATCCGCCTAGAAGCAAAAATAACTGGGCGAATGAATATACAGCAGAAGCAGAAGAAAAAGATGAAAATGTAATGGTTGTGCATAGCACGTACCTTGACTTAGGAATCGAACAGGAATGGCTTGGAGATGTGTTCCTTGCGGATGCAGAACACCTAAAAGAAGTCAACCCAGACGCTTACGACAATGAGTACCTTGGACATGCCAACGGAAATGGTGGGAATATCTTTGAATACATCGAGGAAAGAACTATCACAGACGAAGAAATCAGCCATTTTGATAGAATTTATCAGGGGGTTGACTGGGGCTGGTATCCGGACAAATATGCTTTCTCCAGAATCTATTATGATTCAGCTAGAGAAACAATCTATTTCATTGATGAGATTTATGAAAACAAAAAATCAAATGAATGGACTGCGAATGAAATCAAGCGAAGACAGTATGATGATTACGAAATTACTTGTGATTCTGCCGAACCTAAATCAATCAATGATTATAGAGACTTAGGACTTCCGGCAAGAGGGGCAATCAAAGGACCTGGAAGCATTGAGTATTCTATGAAGTGGCTGCAAAGAAGAAAGCTTGTGTTTGATCCAAAAAGAACACCAAATGCTTGCAAAGAGTTCAAAAAGTACGAATACGAACGCGACAAAGACGGAAATATTTGCAGCGGATATCCGGATAAGGATAATCATTTAATAGATTCCGTTCGGTATAGCTCAGAATCATTGTGGAGAAGACGAGGTAACAGTGCATAATGGGACTTATAACAACACTAAAAAGGTGGTTTAACATGATATTCAAAAAACAAGCCGAAGAGGATTTTAATATCCAGGCAGCAGAATTTCCAGAGATGGAATCACTGATTAACCGGTGTGCGAACATCTATAGGGGCGTACCGGAATGGTTAGATGATAAGAATAATATCAAGACGATTAATTTCGCTAAATCTGTCTGCTCAGAAACAGCACGGCTCGCAACATTGGCGATCGGCATTCAGATAGATGGCTCCGCAAGGGCCACATGGCTACAGGAGCAGATTGACAAGGTATATTTCCAGATCCGGCACTGGGTAGAATATGGCTGTGCTTATGGAACAGTATTTATCAAGCCAAACGGTGAGAGCCTTGACATATTTACTCCGGCAGACGTGATGATTGTAGATTACGATAATCAGGAAATTAAAGGGATTATATTTAAGGATTCTTATACTGTTGGACGGAAATACTACACACGGCTTGAATATCATAGATTTGTTGAGACTACTGTGGACGGCGTGACGACCTATCCGTACTACGTTTCTAATAGAGCCTATGTGTCAAAATCCCCTCAGTCAATCGGCGATAAGATTGACCTTAAACAGACCAAATGGGCTGACCTTATGGCAGATACGCCGCCGATTCTCAAGGCAAATGGAGAGAAGCTGGACGGGCCTCTGTACGGAGTACTGCGGACGCCGCAAGCGAATAACGTGGATATTAATGCACCATTGGGATTGCCGATTTTTGCCGAAGCTATCGAGGAGTTAAAAGACCTCGACATTGCATACAGCCGTAATGCCGGAGAAATATTTAATTCTCAGAAGATTGTTCTGGCAGATGATAGACTGCTGATGCCAAGTGGCACACCTGTAGCAGCCATGTCACCACAGGGCATGGAGAACAGACGCAATGAGATGAACTTACCGCACTTTGTCAAGAATGTATTCGGACAGGATGAAAAAGAGTTCTATCAAGAAATCAATCCGCAGCTCAACACAGATACCCGTATAAGCGGTATAAATGCCCTTTTAAGCCAGTTAGGGTACAAGATTGGATTCTCCAACGGATACTTTGTTTTTAACGAATCTAGCGGTATTCAGACTGCTACAGGAGTAGAAGCAGAACAGCAGAGGACAGTCCAGTTTATCAAAGACGTTCGAGACAAACTGGAATCCTGTCTGAACGAAGTTATTTACGCATTGAACGTTTATGCTGACCTGTACGGGCTTGCGCCTGTTGGAGCATATGAAGTCAATTATGATTTCGGAGACATTCTCTATGTTAGAGAAAACGACCGTGCAAGATGGTGGCAGTATGTGACTACTGGCAAGGTTCCGGCATGGTTGTATTTTGTAAAATTTGAGGGAATGACCGAGGAAGAAGCGAAAGCAATGGTCAAAGAAGCTCAGCCAGACGAACCAACATTATTCGGAGAGGAGTAAAAAAGATGGTAGATAAACCAGTGACAAGGGAAGAAAAATATCTTGCGTACTTGACAGGCGATTACAAGGGCGAACTCCCGAAGCCAATCACGAGAAAAGAGAAGTATTTATACGAATTATGTTTGAAAGGAATGGGCGGGGAGATTTCGCCGGAAGAAATCAAAGCCGCAGTAAATGAGTACCTTGAAAAGAACCCAGTCAAGCCCGGAGCCACGACAGAACAGGCGAAGCAGATCGAGCAGAACAAGACGGATATTGCTTCGCTAAAGGAAGATTTAGAGATTTCATTATTAGAGAACGACAGATTATATGAAGGCACAAACCTTGCCGAAAAATTTAAAGATGAAATCGCTAATTACTCAGACATCTGGCAGTGGATCAAAGCCAGAATCAAGGCAGGGAACTTTACGGGTATTCATGTAAATGATTATATCCGCTGGCAGACCACAGATAACAAATGGATTGAGTCATGTGTTGCTGGTATCAACACCTACAGGAGATATGGTGACCGTGAAGTGCCAAACCACATTGATTTTATCAGTAAAGACCTGTGGCCGACACTGCACACAATGAACCCAGTAGATTACAACAATGGTATTATTCCAACTGAGAACCTGTCCGGTGACGGCACGAAAACAGCTTTTGTACTGACAAACGAAATGGCAGCTGTCGCAAGCGTGACAATCGGGGGCACTGCTACAACAGCGTATACCTATAATGCAGATACGCACACGATCACATTTACCGATGCACCAGCAGCAGGTACAAACAATATTGTAGTAACCGGAACTGGTTCCGAATATCCATGGTTGGCTTCAGACCTGTATTTGTATGTAAACAGCTTAAAAGGACACGTGGCGGGTGGTACAAGTAAAACATCACCTGTAAAATTGGTAGATTACACTAATGATGGTATCTGGTCGAAACTTCCGGAAGCCTTAAAGTCTGTAATTGTGACCAAACATGTATTACTTCCTCAGCGATATTCAACATCCGGGGTGTTATTAAATAATAATTTCTCGAGCGGGCAGGATATAGGTAAGCTCTGGATTCCATCAGAAATTGAGGTGTACGGATGCGGTATATGGGCTGATAATCTATGGGATAAGTGTGGATTTGCCCAGTATCCAATATTCAACTGCAATATGAGGCGCGTAAAAGGACTTGGTGACGGGGGTGACCGCGACTACTGGTGGCTGATCTCTGCTTGCGCTGGCGTCGCCAACCTGTTCTGCCGTATCGACCGCTCCGGTCTTGCCAACAGCACCGCTGCTTCAAACGCCTGGGTGGGGCTGCCCGTCTGCTTCCGAATTGCGTAGTGAAAGGAGATTAAATCTATGAATTATAAAGCCGAAATAGTAGCACTTAAAAGTTTACTTGCTGACACTGATTACAAGGCATTAAAACATGCCGATGGAGTAATGAGTGATGAAGAATATGAATCTATTAGAGAACAGAGAGAAGAATGGCGTAGACTTATCAATGAGTATGAAGAAAAAATGAAATATATGGATGAATCGGAGTTTATGTAATTAATTAAGGAGGGCTTTAGTTAACCAGTAAAAAAAAGCCAAAACATATACCACAACATTTATCGAAAGAGGTGATATATTATACTTAGTCCAGAATATTTACGCCGGATAACAGAGGGCAGTGAGCAGATAGCCGAAGAACTGCATCAGTATATCATCTCCGAGATCGTGTCGCGGATGATGGCGAGAATCGGCAGAGGCGAGGACTATATTCTGACTAATGCTGATGCGTGGAGAATCAGAACGTTACAGGAATCCGGTGAACTGTTAGAGGACATTCTAGCGGAACTATCCAGATACACCAAACGCGAGCAACAGGAACTTCTTGAAGCGTTTGAGGATGCTGGAATCACCGCAATGAACTATGATGACAAGATATATAAGGCGGCAGGATTAAGCCCTGTACCGCTTGAACAGTCGCCGGCTATGATAAGACTAATGGAGCGGAATATGCTTGCGACCATGGGCGAGTGGAAGAACTTCACACGGACAACCGCAAGTGCCGCTCAGAGGCTCTATATCGAGCAATGCGACCTTGCATATAATCATGTAATGACAGGGGCAGTTGGGTATACGCAAGCCATCAAAGAGGCAGTTAATAATGTTGTGAGCGATGGTATTACTGTCACATATCCGTCTGGCAGAAAAGACACGATTGAAACAGCGGTTGCACGTTCTGTCAGAACTGGCGTGGCTCAGGCTACGGGAGATATATCCCTAAAACGCATGGAAGAAATGGACTGGGATTTAGTTCTGGTCAGCGCTCACATGGGAGCTAGAACAGGTGACGGCGGTGAGAATCCTGGAAATCACTCATGGTGGCAAGGAAAGATATACTCTCGTTCTGGCAAGAGTAAGAAATTTCCACCTTTCTCATTGACCGGATACGGAACAGCAAGCGGACTGTCAGGAGTCAACTGCCGGCATAGTTTTGGAGCCAGTGACGGGGAATTCAACCCCTATACAGAACTATCAGCACAGGATAAAGCCGACAAAGGCAAACAGTATGAAAAAGAACAGAGGCAACGTACTTATGAACGGAGAATCCGCAAAACGAAGCGCGAAGTCCTTGGACTGCAAGCGGCGGTTGATAACTGTAATGACGAACAGGCGAAATTCGCATTACAACAAGACCTTGACCGGAAGTCTTATCTTTTGCAGAAACAAAATACTGCATATAAAGATTACTGCAAGCAGAACGACCTGAGGGAACTACAAGACCGCCTTATGATCGCTAAGTGGAACCGCCAGAACGCCGCAAAAGCCAGAGGAGCGGCAAAGAGATATAAAACAGCAAAGGGGATTGATTGATGAGCAAATGGGAATATTTCAATCCGAATCCTGTTAAGGATAAGAGAACAGGAGATTGCGTTGTCCGGGCAATATGTAAAGCAACTGGCTTCGACTGGGAAACGGTATTCACCGGATTAATGATACAGGCGTGTGCTCTGTCAGATATGCCAAGCGCAAATTATGTCTGGGGAGCGTACCTCTATAAACATGGATACAGACGCAAACTGATTGAACAATCAGAGCGATACATCTATACAGTCAACGACTTTTGCGCAGACCATCCGACAGGCACATACATTCTCTGCATAGATGGTCATGTGGTGACAGCACAAGAGGGCAAATATTTCGATACATGGGATTCCGGAAATGAAGTCCCGGTATATTACTGGGAAAAGGAGAATAAATGAGCATATCAGAATTCGTACAGATTTTCCTCTCTATCTGCGGAGGGGTGTCTATTGTCGGAGGGGCGGCAGCCGTAATCTTTAAGTGGATTACACCGGCGTTTCGACTTAACAAACGAGTGGAGAGACTGGAAGAACATGATAGGCGAGATTACGAGAGTCTTCAGAGAATTGCAGAACGTGACTCATTAATCCTGGAAGTGTTATCGACTATGCTGGATAGCCAAATCAGTGGGAACAATGTCGAGGAGTTAAAAAAAACAAAACAGAAGCTCACGGAGTATCTTGCACAGAATCAACGTTAATTGCATTAATAAGGGGTATGCTCATGAAGTTATATGTGTTCACAAAGAAAGATATAGACAGGTTCTTGACAGAGTGTAATTTTACACCGGATGAAGAAAAGCTGTTCCGGCTGAGATGTCAGGAACACACTCTTGAATACTGCGCTGAACAGATGAATGTGAGTATATCCACGGCGAAACGATTGAGCCGGAGGGTGAATAATAAAATAATTAAAGTGTGTTAAGACGACAATAAAAGTCCCCGGGATTATCTCCCAGGGGCTTATTTTGCGTCTTTTTAAAACAGTTGTGAGCTTGATGTAATCCTCCTTATTTTTACATTCCAATATGGTTCTACTTTAAATAATGTAAAATTTTATAATACTTTTTACATTCCAATATGGGACTACTAAACTCTATTCTATTATACCACATATAAAAGTGATTTGAAAGTTAAATTTTATCCTACTGCATCTTATTTTTTTCACCATATTCGCTCAGCTCTGTTTTCTTTTCTTCCCTTATCTGTTCTTCGTATTTTTTTATGAGCCATTCCGGGACCGGTTCGTTTCCGTCGTCACCCCTGTATTTGATCGGGTCAATATTGCTTGTGAAACACCACTCCCAACTGTTATAATCGTCACCGCCTTTTGATACGATGTAGAATATATCATATTCGCTATCCACAAATGCTATCGTATCTGTTGCATTCATTGTGTACAGCATGATATACATGTTTCTCCTGTATGCGTACGCCATTTCTAGCGGCGAATCTTCACCACTCAGAAATCCCATGAACATTTCAACGTCGTATGAATCTTTCGACAATTTGTTATAATAATCGTAGACTTTTTCATCCCATCCGTCCGGGAAAAGTTTACGATTTTTTATTTCCTCGTTATCTTCCTTAGCCATTTTGTAAATGGTTTCAAGTTTTACTCTCTTAATCATTTTACATGCCTCCTATTTCACTTCGCAATCTTCCAAGACAGCTCGCTCTAACAACTGTCTCACATAATCCGGACATTTGCTTTTTCCGGATTCCCAGTTTTCGAGCGTTCTAATCGGTATGTTGTACCTCCTTGAGAATTCTGCTCGGGATATCTTTAAGTGTTCACGCATTTCCATGGTGGACATATTTTCTTTTTGCTTCAGATCATCTTCCATAGATCCTTTTGTTTTGTAAGATATGAATCCTACCGCGGATGGGAAAATACGGGTGTAAGTGGTTTTATTTTCGTCAATCCATTTAATACTCACATATACTTTTGCACATAAATATGGCCATTCCGGACTTAATATAGTACCGTCCGCATATACACAAACATCACATTCTTCAGCGATAGAATTATCACATATGATACGATCGACTTCTTCTTTAAAGAATTTCGCACGGCAATAGGCCACTATATCGTCTAACTGGTATCCGTTGCATTCAGGTATAAAACTTTTGATCTGTTTTCGCTTGATCTCCCATAGATTCGTGCTATAATCTTTATCCATTTTAACGAGACTGTCGACAAACCCGCCGACAGGAGAGGGATTTAAGATTTTGTAAGCTACATCAAGTTCGGCGTCAGATTTTCCACAGCCTTTCTTGAAATCATGCATTAATTCATCCATCATGGATTCAAATTCAGATTGATTATATTTATACATACATTTCGCCCCCCCTTCTATCAATGTTCTTTGACATATTTATGTATACGCTCATATAAATTCATTTCATTTCGGTTCGCCATTAATTCGCTTAAATCGCTTGAATCATAATTTGTAGAATATACGGCATAACTGCGATTTTCGATAAACCATGAAGCTTCTTTGATGTTGCTAAGAATCTCCATATCTTTAGTTCTTTTTTCTGCGCGAGCAGGTCTGTCTTCAGCTTCGTATTTTCTAACGAGAGCAGACAGATATGAAATCATGTTTTTTCTTATATCTTCAGCCCATGCAATCTGCTTTGGACTTCCGACGAGTTCAACTAATTTTTGTTCCATTGTTTTCGCTTCCTCCCATGCTTTCTTAAGACCGGAGGAAATTGTCATTGCAGATTTCTTAACCAGTTCCCATGCTCTTTTCATGATTTTTGATAAGTTGTATTTCTTCATTTCTGTTTCCTCCGTTCCTTTAATGATTATATCATACCACCAATTTGGTGGTATGTCAATACTTTTTCGATACTTTTTTGAACTTTTTAGATTGATACATCTATGTAAAAATATAATCAGAAAGGTGGTGCATAAGATGGCATTATATAACAATCCTTATCAATATAGTTTTGGTGTTCCGGGGCAGATGAATCAATTTCAGCAACAGCCTGTCCAGATGCCAGCTCAACCAGTACAACAGCCCCAGCAGAATAACAATGGCATCCTGTGGGTATCTGGCGAAGTTGGCGCAAAGTCCTATCTGGTAGCACCCGGGACAAGTGTTTTACTGATGGACAGTGAAAGCGAAAAGTTCTACATAAAATCCACAGACGTTTCCGGTATGCCACAGCCATTACGGACGTTTGAGTATCACGAAGTAGGCACTCAGATGCCACCTAAGCAGCCTGTTCAGAACATGGACAGTAAATACGTCACCAGACAGGAATATGACGATTTAAAGGGCAAATACGAAGCTATCATAAACCGATTAAATTCTTTTTCTGAACCTGTTAGAGCTAATACCGCACAGGAATCAGTGGTCAAGGGAGGAAACGCAGATGAGTAATCCATTATTTAACGTGCTTGGTGGTGGGATGCCACAGGGTAACGGACCAATGCAGATGGTACAGCAGTTTATGCAGTTTAAACAGAATTTCAAGGGAGACCCGAAGGAAGAAGTCCAGAAGATGTTACAGTCTGGGAAGATTTCTCAGCAACAGCTTAATCAAGTTCAGCAGATGGCGGGACAGTTTCAACACATGCTGAAAGGAATGAAATAGTACATTACAATCTGGCCAGATTGATGTAAATACACAATAAAGGAGATTATAACTATGGATGGAAATTATAGCTTAGCAGATATTGCCGCCGCTACTGGAAACGGTAGAAATAATGACGGCATGTTTGGCGGAGATGGTAGCTGGTGGATTATTGTTTTATTCATTTTTGCTTTCTTCGGATGGGGAAACAACGGCTGGGGCAATAATGGCAATGGTGGCGGATATGCAGCCACAGCAGCTACCCAGGCAGATATCCAGAGAGGATTTGATAACTCCGCAGTAATCAGTAAACTTGACGGAATCAACAGCGGCCTGTGTGATGGCTTTTATGCCATGAATAACGGTATGCTTACCGGATTCAATGGAATCAATACCAACATCATGCAGACCGGTTTTGGAATCCAGCAGGCTATTAATGCCGATACTGTGGCAAATATGCAGAACGCTAATGCTTTACAGGCACAGCTTGCGAACTGCTGCTGTGAAACCAGGGAAGCTATCCAGGGTGTAAACTACAATATGGCGCAGAACACCTGTGCATTGCAGAATACTATGAACAGTAACACAAGAGATATCATTGACAGCCAGAATGCTGGAACAAGAGCCATTCTTGATTATCTTTGTAACGAAAAGATTTCTAGTTTGCAGGCTGAGAACAATGATCTCAGACGTGCTGCATCTCAGGATCGCCAGAGTGCATTGCTCACAACTGCAATGGCTTCACAGACACAGCAGCTCATTAATGCAATTAATCCAGCACCGATTCCAGCATATCAGGTTCCTAACCCGAACACATTTTACGGATGCGGATGTAACACTGGATGTAATTGCTAACAACTTCATATCGAGAGTATCTTTCGATTGAATCGGATGTCGGCTATGCCGTATTACACAGAGGGGCAGGCTGAAACCTGTCCTTTTGTGATATGAAAGGGGTAAAAATTATGGCAGAATTTACAAGTGTAGCTGCTCAGACTGTAGCAGCAAATGGAAACGTAGTATTTTCAAATACAGCAGTTAAGGGTTCTAACTGCATTCAGCACAGAGAGGGAAGCGGAATCATCACTCTAAGAGGACTGACTAACCAGTGTAAAGCGAGATTCTTCGTGGATTTTTCTGGTAATATCGCAATTCCAACAGGCGGTACTGTCGGAGCTATTTCTCTGGCAATTGCAATCTCTGGTGAGCCGGTTCTTTCTTCCCAGATGATTTCCACACCGGCAGCAGTAAATCAGTACAATAATGTGTCCTCTGGCATCTATATTGATGTGCCTCGCGGATGCTGCGTTAATATCGCGGTAGAAAACACAAGCGATCAGGCTATTTCTGTTGCGAACGCAAACATTGTTGTGACCAGAGAAGCGTAGGAGGTGTGATTATGAGAGATATTAAAGACTTATGCGCAAGAATCGAAGACGAGCTGTCCAAAATTGCTGATAATGGGCTGACCACTGGGAACTTGGAAATGACATACAAACTGATTGATATGTACAAAGATATCAAGAACACGCAGTACTGGGACAAGAAAGTGGAGTACTATAACACTGTCCTTGATGAGATGCGTGGCGGATACAATGACGATTACAGCGAACGCGGAAGAAAGCGCGACAGCATGGGGAGATACAGCTCAAATGACGGCAGAATGATGCCGGATTACGACCGGGGCAGTTCTTATGCCAGACGTGGTGAGCATTATGTTAGAGGACATTACAGCCGCTCTGACGGACGAGACGCTTATGACGACTATATGACACAGAAACAGAGCTATCGTTCCGGTAAATCTGAGGACTGCAAAAGGAAGATGCTTGCCGCATTGGAAGAACATCTGGACGAACTCACAACAGAAATGAGCGATATGTCCAAGGACGCAGAGTGCCGGGAAGAACGCGACCTTGTCAAGAGATACGTGGAAAAACTCCGTGATATGCTCTAAAAACACAAAAGTGGTAGAGAGGTAGTTGAAAGAAATCTGTTATAATGTAATTGTGCAGCAGGAAGCACAAATAAAACGGTTGTTTTTGACATTTTCGTTTTAATCCTCCTTTCTTTAACTTTTGTAGCTGGTGCGCACGCTTTAATGGAAAGTTAAACAGGTTCGAATCCTGTCGTGCGTATTTGTCATCTGGCACGCAAGATGGCGCACCTCCTTGATTAAGGTTTTTGTTATTCATACTTTTCTTTTTAAAAAAAGAAATAAATATCCGAAACAACTCGTGGCAGGCATGACACGTTAAACACCTTGCTAACCCGGGAATCCGGGTTATGTGGAATGTACGCTAGTGGAAAACTGACAGAGTCGCGCTCTGGTCTCCGGTTCGATTCCGGGCGTTCTGCTTCAATCCGCTTAGAGTTAAGCTGTTTGTATACAGGTGGCCTATGTCTCAGGTGGATTTACGCTATAGCGAAAGAAGTGAAATTCACCACCAGTTTCTTTTCAGAAGGCTGGCCGTTATAGGCGGTACGGAATGTAGCTCAGTGGTAGAGCAATGGCATTGTAAGCTATGTGCCGTAGGTTCGATTCCTGCCTTTCCGATTACCTCGCCAGTGGTCTAACTGGCTTAATCCATTTACCTGCGGCGGCAGGTCAATAAACACGACCAGGAGGATGTTATGCAGAAACTTATTGATACATTAAAATCATTTGGAATTGAAATCCCGGAAGACAAACAGGCAGATGTAAAGAAAGCACTCTCTGAGAATTACAAGAATGCAAAGGAAGTTGCAAAAACTCTGTCAAAAGTCGAGGGAGAACGTGATGACTGGAAAGTACGTGCTGAGACAGCAGAAGAAACCTTAAAAAGTTTTGACGGTATCGACCCGGCAAATATTAAAAGCGAGTTAGAGACTTGGAAACAGAAAGCGGCAGATGCAGAGAAAGAATTCAATGCAAAAATCTACGACCGTGATTTCTCGGATGCTCTGAAAGCGGCACTCGATGACGTTAAGTTTTCCAGCGAAGCGGCAAAGAAATCAGTCATGGCAGACATCAAAGAAGCAGGTCTTAAACTGAAAGACGGTAAAATCCTTGGCCTGAACGATCTGATCGAGCAGATGAAGCAGTCTGACGCATCTGCTTTTGTGGATGAATCTCAGCAGCAGGCTCAGCAGAATCAGGCAAGATTTACCACTCACGTTGGACAGCAGCAGACACCGGGAAGCATGACTAAAAAAGATATCGAAGCGATCAAAGACCCGTCCGAGAGACAAGCTGCAATTGCTCAGAATATCCAGTTATTCCAGTGATTTTTTACACCGACTATACACCAGAGTATAGCCGCTAACCCAATGCCTTAATAATTAATTATGGGTAGAAAGGATTTTATATGGCAGCAAAAGCTAATCTTATTATGACAAATGATATTCAGGTAAAAGCACGTGAGATTGATTTTGTTACCAGATTCGAAAGAAACTGGGAACACTTACGTGAAATACTTGGTATCATGCGTCCAATCAAAAAGACGCCCGGAGCGGTTCTTAAATCAAAATATGCAGAGGGTACATTACAGAACGGAAATGTTGGTGAAGGTGAGGAAATCCCTTACAGCAAATTCGTTGTAAAAGAAAAACCCTATGCAGAAATGACTATCGAGAAATACGCAAAGGCTGTATCTATCGAAGCAATCAAAGATCACGGTTACGAGAACGCTGTTCAGATGACCGATGATGAATTCCTCTTCCAGCTTCAGACTAATGTTACTGAAAGATTTTACAACTATCTGAAAACAGGTACTCTCTCATTCACGGAAACCACTTTCCAGATGGCTCTGGCAATGGCTAAAGGTCGTGTAGAAAACAAATTCAAACAAATGCATAGAAATGTAACTGGCGTTGTTGGGTTTGTAAATATTCTGGACGTGTACGAGTATATCGGAGCAGCTGGGATTTCTATTCAGAACCAGTTCGGCTTCCAGTATGTGAAAGACTTCCTGGGATTCAATACGATTTTCTTACTGTCTGACAGTGAAATTCTGAGAGGAACAGTAATCGCTACACCTGCTGAAAATATCGTTCTGTACTATGTTGACCCGAACGAATCTGATTTCGCAAAAGCGGGTCTTGTATATACTGTATCCGGTGAAACAAATCTGATCGGATTCCATACACAGGGCAATTACCACACAGCAGTGTCTGAATCATTCGCAATCATGGGGCTTACCCTCTTTGCAGAATATATTGACGCTGTTGCTGTCGGAACTATCGACACAACTCAGACACTGGGGACCCTCACTGTAAACTCCGCAGCAGGAAGTAAGAGTGGAGATACAAAAGTAACCATTACTCCGGCAAAAGCAAACGCAGGGAATGCATATAAATACAAAGTTGCATCTTCTGAGACTGCCGTAGACTACGGACAGAATGTGAAGAACTGGAGCGCATGGGATGGCGAATCCGATATTACAGCAGCAACAGGGCAGGTTATCACGGTGGTTGAGTGTGACAGCACCTACAAGGCACTTAGTGCCGGACATGCGACTGTAACAGCAAAATGATGATCTCAGGAGGTAACTGGCATGGCTTATGCAGATTATAAATTCTACACAGAATCATTCGGCAATGTCGTGCCAGAAACCGACTTTCCACGACTGGCAGAAAAAGCCAGTGATTTTGTGGACACAATGACGTTTGACAGGTTGGTGGACGGACTGCCGGAAAATGAACGCTCACAGAAACGTATTAAAAAGGCGGTCTGCTCATTGGCTGAATTAATGTATCAGATTGAACTTGCCGAAAAGAATGCTACCAATGCCGCTGTGAGCGGTACGTTAACCGCAATCGGGTCCGGTGGTAGCACGACAGGTATTGTAACATCTGTATCATCTGGCAGTGAATCCATCTCTTATGCAACGCCGCAGCAGAAAGCATCGGGTGCAAAGGAATGGAGCGCGGTGTATGCCGCCGTCGGAGATGTACAGAAAACGAATGACTTACTCTTAAAGACAGCTTTACCGCTTCTGATGGGAGTAAGGACGGATGATGGGATACCGATTTTATATGCAGGATTTTAAGGTTAATATCTTAGGTTCCGAATGGAACGTGAAATTCGGGAACGAGAAAGAATATCCAAATCTGACAAATGTAGATGGCTATACTGATTTATCAATACGGGAAATTGTGGTTGATGACATGGAGGCATCGCAGGGACAGATTGGAGCAAAAGCAGACCTTAAAAGCTATCAGAAACAAGTTGTTAGACACGAAATCATTCATGCGTTTTTGCTTGAGTCTGGGCTTGATTCCAACTCGAACAATGCTGACAGTTGGGCTGTGAATGAAGAAATGGTCGACTGGTTTGCTATTCAGTCACCAAAAATTTTTAAAGTATTCAATGAACTTAAATTAATGTGAGGTGATAATAATGGACATTTCAACACTTGGCTCATGTATCGCAATCGTTATGATTTGCTACATCGTAGGAATGGGCTGTAAAGCATCAAAAAGAATCTCTGATGAATGGATTCCAGTGATCATGGCGGTTATTGGTGGCATTCTCGGAGCTGTCGGGATGGGAGTTATCCCGGACTTCCCGGCAACGGATTATATCACAGCGGTTGCGGTCGGTATGTTTAACGGATTATCGGCTACTGGCGTGAATCAGGTTATTAAGCAGACAACGCAGAAAGAATAATATTAAGGAGAGGGTATCATGTACGAAAAAACGGTGACGATTTTTGACTATTACGAATCAGCCACGACAGGAGATGCGTACTGGTATCCTCACGTGCTATCCGGCGTTGATCTCATTACGGACAAGGGAGCAATCCTTAAAAAGTACGGACCAGACGCAACTGACAACGCACAGTTGCACGTTCGTTATGCTGTTCAGAACGGTGATATAACCATTACCGATAAAGATGGCAAGATTCTCCCATGGGTGCCTTCGAAGGAGTGGAAAAGGCAGATTAACAATGCTCTGGAAGATACTATCACATTCTCGGACGAATCATTCTTTTGGGAGGGTGAATGGACTGGTGGAGCAGTAACTGATGGTGATTATCGAAACGGATTCTACCAGTACATGAACGAGAACAAGGATAACGTGTTTAAGGTTACCAGTGTAGGCGGTCCGTACACACTGATTCCACACTTTGAGATTTTGGGTAAGTGATATGAGTAAAATTCATCATTTCAAAGGATTCTCCATAGTCGATGGAGATATGAAAATCAAACTGAATATGGACAGGTTCTCAAGGCAGTATCAAGAAGCCCAGTATCTCCTTGATGGAATGGTTATGGACAGTATGGTGCCGTTTATGCCGATGATTACAGGGGACTTTATCAACCGAACAAGAGTTGAGAGTACATCCTTACAAGGAACTGGGAAAGTATGCGCGGCGGCGGCTCCTTATGGACGTTTTCTGTACGAGGGGAAAGGAATGGTTGATGAAGCAACTGGAAGTCCCTACGCAAGACGTGGAGCAAAGAAAGTTCTCGTTAGTCAGTTTTCTGGTCGGACAGCCGCAAAGGAAAATCTTGAATACACCAAACAGGCTCACCCACGGGCACAGGCAAAGTGGTTTGATGCCGCTAAACGGCAATATGGTGACACATGGGTTCGCAAAGTAAAAGCACAGGCAGGAGGTGGCAGACATGGCGGATAAACCTATCGGAAAAGACGCAACCGGATACGAAATTCTGACAGATGCCATGAAAGCACTTCTGAACCAGTATCCGGGACTGTATGAAAATGAAACAATCAAGTTTGAAGAACTTGGCAAGGAATCAGGAATTGCGTTCTCGGCAGATAATGGAGCTTTGATTTATTCAGAAAAAGAAGATGTTTGTAACGTAATGCACCAGGTATGCCAGTACCCATTTTACGTGGTATATCGCACAGCATCCGACAAGGAAAGGCAGAAGCTATCCGTTCAGAAGTTCCTAGATAATCTCGGTAAATGGATATGCCGAGAACCAGTTATCATAAATGGCTCTGAGACACGTTTAAATGCGTTTCCTGAGCTTTCTCAGGGGCGAGTGATAAAACGTATCACCCGTGATAATTCCTATGGTTTAGAACCACAGGAGAGTGGTGTACAGGATTGGTTATTACCATTAACGGTACGCTACGAAAATACTTATGAAGTAATATAACAAGTAACAACCAGCTATCAATCGGAGATAGTCGCTAACCTACACAGCCTTTTAAAAGTTATAGGCAGAAAGGACATTTCTATGGCAGTTACAGGCAAAATTGACCGTAAATATATGGCTCATTATATCGATGCAGGTTCTCTCTGTGGAGGACTGACACCGAAGTATGAACGTCTTGGAAAAGATCTGGAAGAGTACAATGTTGAACTCAATCCAGACACCGAAACCTCTAAAAACATTCTTGGAGAATCCACATTCAAACATAACGGCTACGAAGTTTCTTCTGACGCTGATCCATTCTATGCAGACACTACTTCTGATCTGTTTACAGCATTACAGAAGATTGTAGATGGACGTCTCAAAGACGATAACCTCAAAACAAAAGCAGTTGAGGTTCATCTCTGGACAGAAGCTACAGCAGGAAAATATGAAGCATATCAGCAGGACTGCTACGTTGTGCCGACAAGCTACGGCGGTGATACATCCGGATATCAGATTCCATTTACCGTGAACTATGTTGGAGAGCGTGTCAAAGGAAAATTCGACATTAGCTCCGGTACATTTACAGCTGACAGCGAATAATTTTTAGGAGGATATAGAAAATGGCAAAAACAATTAACACAAATATTGATGATGGATTTCTTCTTTTCACATTTACAAATAAACAGGGTGAAGTGTTCTCTTCATTTAAACTGAACCCCACTGACATTAACGTTGCAGCAAGAGCGGAAGAATTGGAAGCTTTCTTTGAACAGGCTCAGGAATCTGTTAAGAATGTTTCTTCCAGTAAAGAGATGGCGGAGATTAATAATCAGATCGAGGACAAAATCAATTATATGCTCGGATACGAAGCATCTAAGGATTTATTCAAAGAACCAATTACCGCAACAACTGTTTTTGGAAATGGTCAGGTGTTTGCCTATATCGTTCTGGACAAAATCAATGAAGCACTTACTCCGGAAATTGAAAAGAGAAAGAAAAAAATGCAGGAAGTAGTCAATAAGTACACGGAGAAGTATACAAAATGACCGCCTATGAGTTGCCCACCTCACTAAATATCAGTGGGGTGGATTTTTCTATCAGAACGGATTTTCGAGTAATTATTGATATTCTGGTTGCCATGAATGACCCAGAATTGGACGAACAGGCGAAAGCTGTTGTTATGTTACAGATTTTGTTTGAGGACTGGCAAAGCATACCCCTGGAACATCTTACAGAAGCTTGTCAGAAAGCTTGCGAGTTTATTGATTGTGGTCAATTCGATGATAGCCCGAACAAGCCCAAACCCCGTTTGATGGACTGGGAACAGGATGGAGATATGATCGTTCCGGCTGTGAACAAGGTTGCTGGTAAAGAAATCAGATCAGTACCTTATATGCACTGGTGGACGTTTTTTGGATACTTTATGGAATCTGGCGAGTGCCTGTTCAACACCGTAGTTGGAATCCGGTCAAAAAAAGCAAAGGGTGAAAAACTCGATAAATGGGAAAAGAAATTCTATCAAGAGAATAAAAACACAATTGACATAAAAACACGTCTCAGCGACGAGGAGCAAGCTTATAAAGATAAGCTGAATGAGATGTTGAACCTCAAATAGTTAGGAGGTGGACACATGGCTGCTGATGGCTCAGTCATTATTGATACCAGAATGGACACATCAGGCGTGCAAAACGGCGTATCAGCAATCAGGCAGTCTTTTAACGGACTTGGCAGCGTAGTAAAAAAAATAGGCGTACTGATTGGCGGAGCATTTGCGATTGGAAAACTGACGCAGTTCGGTAAGGAATGCGTAGAACTCGGCTCTAACCTTGCCGAAGTTCAGAACGTGGTCGATGTTACATTTACCACCATGTCGGATAAGGTCAATGAATTTGCAAAGAATGCCATGACCTCTGCCGGACTGTCAGAAACCATGGCAAAAAGGTATGTTGGTACGTTCGGAGCAATGTCTAAGTCGTTCGGTTTCTCAGAAGCACAGGCTTATGACATGTCAACAGCTCTGACACAGCTGACTGGTGATGTAGCATCATTCTACAACATCAGTCAGGACGAGGCGTATACAAAACTAAAGTCTGTATTTACGGGCGAGACGGAAACACTCAAGGACCTCGGCGTGGTCATGACCCAGTCAGCACTTGACCAGTACGCACTTGCAAACGGCTATGGCAAAACCACATCTGAAATGACCGAACAGGAAAAAGTGGCTCTTCGTCTGGCTTTTGTGCAGAAACAGTTATCTGCCGCATCTGGTGACTTTATTCGTACTTCTGACAGCTGGGCGAACCAGGTCAGAGTGATGCAGTTGCAGTTGCAATCTCTCAAGGCAACAGTCGGACAGGGATTAATTAATATTTTCACACCTGTTCTGAAGGTTATTAATATTTTACTCGGTAAGTTGGCAACTCTGGCAAATGCCTTTAAGTCATTTACGGAGTTAATCACCGGAAAGAAATCATCTGGCCAGACAGGTGCAAGTGGTGCAGGTCTTGTCGGAACAGACCCGATGGCTGATACAGCAGATCAATACGGAGATGCTGCTGACAATGCCGAAAAGCTGGCAGATGCTACAAATGATACAGCGGACGCAACCAAAAAAGCTACTAAGGCGGCAAAAGGATATCTTAGTCCTCTCGACGAAATAAATAATTACTCAACGGATAAAAGTGCGGATTCATCGTCAAAAGTACCGGGTACAACCGGCGGACTTGCAGACCAGATGAAAGATGCTGTACAAAATGTTGATTATGGAAAGGTTGCAGAAGGCGAGACAGTCCTTGACAAAATTAGCAAATCAGCTGAAAAGCTCGCGAAGCTCCTTAAAAAGCTCTGGAAGCCATTTCAGGACGCTTGGAAAAAAGAGGGTAAGAATACTATTGATGCGGCACAGATTGCTCTATCTGGAATTGCGAAGCTTGCTAAGAGTGTAGGCAGGAGTCTCATGGAAGTCTGGACAAACGGTACAGGTACGACAATGCTTACAACCATGCTAAGGATTGCTCAGAACGTGCTTAAAACTATTGGGAATATTGCATCCGGTTTTGCCGATGCGTGGAATAAGAACAATGTCGGAACGCAGATTATACAGAACATTGCAGATGCTCTTGTGGTAGTTATGCAGTTTGTTGAGAGAATTGCTGCAGATACGGCAACATGGGCGGCGAACCTTAATTTCTATCCATTACTGGAATCTATCAGTAATCTGACAAGTGCATTTGCACCAATTCTGGAATCCATTGGAAATGTTCTTGAATGGATTTACAATAACATCGTTCTTCCGATGTTGAAATGGGTTATTGAGGTAGGACTTCCGACAGTGATTAATTTAGTCGCAAAAGTAGCAACTTTTCTTGCCGATCATCAGTCGATTGTTGAAGCGTTCGGTGCAGCCCTAATCGGAGCGTTCGCGGCAGCAAAGATTGCAGAATTAGCATCGGGAGTTATCAAAAGTGTATCTGGAATAGCTACAGCCGTAAAAGGACTTATCGCGTTAATGACTGGCACTGGCGGGATCATGGGTGGAATCAAGGCCATTGTGACAGCAATCGGCACTGGAGGGATTTTCGCGATCGCAGTCGGTGCTGCTATAGCAATCGGAGTTTTACTGTACAAAAACTGGGATGAAATATGCGCGGCAGCAACGAAATTAAAAGACTGGGTTGTTGAAAAGACTCGCGCATTGTCAGAATCAGTAACACGTACATTAAGCAATTTAAAAGAAAAGATAGTTAATGTTTGGAATATTATTAAAACATCAACATCTACTACTTGGAACGCAATCAAAAAGACACTTTCTGGCCTTTGGAACTCTCTTAAATCCACAGCCAGCACAGTATTTAATGCAATTAAAACTAAAGTCGTAGGCGTATGGGACAGCGTAAAGAACAAGACATCAAAAACATGGGAAAACGTAGCTACGTTCGTGTCTAATAAAGTAGAAGCGATAAAAAATGCTATCACTAATAAGTTTAATGCCGCCAGAGATGCAGTCAGATCTGCATTTGAAGGCATTGTGGATTTTATTAAAGCTCCGATTAATCAGGCAATCAGCATTGTTAATAATGCAGTTGGGATGATTAATAATGCAATTGGTGGAATTGAATCTGCATTTTCCTTTGGACCTTGGACTGTTCCAACACCGTTTGGCTCAAAGACTATCGGATTTCATGCAACATTTCCACGTATCGGAACTATCCCATATCTGGCCAGTGGTGCAGTTATTCCACCAAGGTCAGAATTCCTTGCGGTATTAGGTGACCAGAAGAAAGGCAATAACCTGGAAGCACCGGAAAGTCTGTTACGTCAGATCGTCCGGGAAGAATCAGGAAAAGGACAGGGAGACGGAAATACCTACAATGTTACAGTTAATGCATCTGGCAGAAAACTGTTAGATATTATTATCAGTGAAGCTGAAATGAGAAGAAACCGGAATGGGAAGAACCCATTTGAGTTAGCGTAAGGAGAAAAAAATGGCGCAGGAACAATTTAAAATAGACAACGTTGTTATAAGAGCACCGGATAGTTACAAGCCGGTGTTCGCAACCACTTCTACAGAAGACTCTAAAAGAAGTCAGGATTTGATTATGCACAATACACCAATGGGAACAATTGGCGGATACGATATGCAATGGGGTGAACTTACGTGGACTGAAATAGCAACCATACTAAATACTGTACTTAACAAAAGTCAATTCACATTCCACCACAAAGACCCAACTATTCCGGGAAGATGGGTAGACAGAACATTCTACGCATCAAATTTTAATATGGCTGCGCAAACTCTGAAAGATGGGGAAGAAAAGTGGACAGATTTGTCTATTAATGTAAGGAGGGTTGAGCCGATTTGATAAATGTATCTACTCAGTTGAAGAAAGAATCTCTTACAAACAGAAATTATTACGTGACAGCAAATGTTACATTGTCAAATGGCGCAACTCTTAAGCTAGGCAAAAAAGACTTTTATCTGTCTGGAAATAGTCTCGTAGATTCAGCAGACTCTGGGGACTTCCCGGTGGGCGTAGCAATAGAAAAAACGGCAAGCTTATCATTGGTAAATGATGACGGACGCTTTGACGGATATAATTTTAATGCTGCAAGGTTTGTTATCTTTCTCAATGTGCAGTTATCTGACAAGATAGAAACTATAAAGAGAGGTACTTACATTGTATCGAAAAAGCCCGCAACAGCAAGCGAAATAAGTCTTTCTCTCTTAGATAAAATGCATAACGCTGATAAGGCATATGATTCTAATCTGTCTTTTCCTTGTACAGTCAAGGAACTGCTCTCAGAATGCTGCCAACAATGTGGAATCACTCTTGGAGATGCAATGTTTCCAAATGCGGACTTTCAGATTCAGAAAGCGCCATCTAATGCGACATACCGTACAGTAATCGGAATGTGTGCCGGGATAGCCGGTGGAAATGCAAGAATCGACGAAAATGACTTACTCAGGATTATTACGTTTGATAAGACATTTACCAATACGACTATTTACGATGGTGGAGCAGTAAAAAATTGGACAAGCGGCGATGATCTGGATGGTGGCACACTTAATCCATGGACAACAGGGACTGTGGTTGATGGTGGTACGTTAAGCAATAACGATTATCACGCGTTATTTTCAATTCAGAATCTACAATATGACGTGGACGATGTTATTGTAACAGGCGTCAAATACGTAGAAGATGAGACCGAATATATGTCGGGTCAGGACGGCTATGTAATTACTATTGACAACCAGTTACTGTCAGGAAATGCACAGGCAGGAGTCGAAGCTATTGGAAATCAATTAATCGGTTTGCGAATGCGTCCTTTCTCATGTGACGGAATTGCCAATGGATACGCCACTTTCGGCGATTCAGTTGAGTTTATCGACACTAAAAATCGTGTCTTTAGATCATTTGCAACTAATGTAGAATTTGTGTTCGGTGGCTCAACATCATGGAGCTGTAGCGCAAAGAGTGCTGAAGAAGATGCAAGTGAGTTTATTGGTGATCAGCAAGCAGCGGTAGAGCAGTCAAAAAAAGATATAGAAAAGAAACTATCTGCCTATGACGTAAAGCTCAAACAGATGAATGAACTTGCAGCAAACACGCTGGGTTTCTTCTATACAGAGGAAGCACAAGAAGATGGTTCCGTAATTACGTACCGACATGATAAGCCTACACTTGCTGATTCTAAAGTAATTTATAAGACAAGTGCTGATGGATTCTTCTTGTCAGTAGACGGCGGTCAGACATGGAAAGCCGGCTTTGATAGTAATGGAGATGCCGTTCTGAATATTCTCTATGCCATCGGTATTCAATCAGAATGGATTAACACGAGAGGTTTTACAGCAAAAGACAATAAGGGGAATACGACATTAAGAATAGATGCCGACACAGGCGCTGTCACATTAGAGGTTGAAAACTTTACACTGAAAAGTAGAACTATTGAACAGATCGCCAAGGACGTTGTGGATGGGACAGTTCGTAATGTGACTATCCCAAACTATTATGGCACGTATACACCAACATTGCAGAACTATCCGGCATCTGAGTGGAAAAGTGAAGAATATGAAAAGCATGACGGCTCGATATTCATGAACTTCTCTACAAGCCAGGTATATATGTTTTCTGGGACTGATGGCGCTTGGCGGGAACTGGACGCTGAAAAAATTGTCAATTTTGAAAGAGTTTTTAACGCTTTAACGGATAACGGTAAGCAAGAGGGAATTTATATGCAGAACGGACATCTGTATATAAATGCTTCCTATATTAAGTCCGGCCAGATTTCAGCTGATTTAATTAGCTTGAAAAACATTAATGTTACAAACAGTTCTGGAACATCAACATTTGCGATTGATAACTACGGAAATGTTACGCTCAGACCTGATACATTTGTATTAACAAATGGTGATACAATATATAGTGTTGCGGAAGACAAAGCTTCGACAGCGCTATCAAGTGCAAACAGCTATACAGATAAAGCGCTCAGTGATCTCGACATAGGAAAAATGTCCAAGCAAGAGATTATTAATGTGCTAAGCGATAACAGCAGCAATAAAGGCCTGTATCTATCAAATGGCAATGTGTACATGAATGCCGATTATATTAACACAGGCGAATTAGCAGGATGGAAAGTTGGAATTAAAAAGCTTTCAGCAAGTGGCACGTATGGAGAAGTAATACTAGATGCTTCAACTGGAGAGATCTATTCAGAGACGAATACAGGAATATATGTACCGGGGTACGGGACATTGTATGGAACGCGTATTAGAGGAATCAATCTTTATACAGGAACCGTACATGCAAGTTCAGCCTCGTTTAATAAAAGCGTTTCGGCGAGCAGCGTTTCGGCAGACAGTGTTTCGGCGGACAGTGTTTCGACATCAAAAAAAGTTACAGTAGGTACGCACGTAGAAGCCAGTGGTCATTTCTATAGCATCGGAACGGGGACAGACCTTGCGGATTTAAGTGTCCGAGGGACAAAGAAGAGGATTTTTCCAACAAAAAACTATGGTACACAGGCGTTTTATTGCTACGAAATGGCATCCCCCATGTTTGGAGACATCGGAGAAGCATCCATATCAGAAGACGGCACATGTCTGATAGACATAGATGACATATTCCAAGAATCTACTAATGTAAGGATTGAATATTATGTGTTCTTGCAAAAGGAAGGAGATGGAGATTGTTGGGTAGACCAAAAAGAACAGACATATTTCACTGTAAAAGGTACTCCGGGGCTTAAATTTGCATTTGAAGTCAAAGCGCGTCAAGCTGACTATGAACACATGCGTTTTGCTGATGCAAGTGAAACAGCTTACGATAGGGCAATAGACACAGACATGCCAGAGCCAGACTACAGTAAAAGCCTTGAAATATCAGAACCCGATTACGAAAAAGAGCTTCTTAATAACAGGAAAAAAATTATTGACGAAATGGAGGAAATATCATGAAAAAAATTCTTACAAGTTTTATGAATCTCAGCACTGGAGAAGGAAGTCGCATTGCTTACACCTATTCAGAAGTAGACGAAAGCACAGGAAGTATCATCAGTCAGAACAATAAAGGCAATTTTCTCGTGATGGATGACAGCGTGCAGAAAAATCTTGATTCTGTAAAGAATTACATAAGGAATAATTTCCTTTTATAAGGAGGTAAGTCTAATATGGCCAATACATACACAATACAATTCCGGCGCGGTATGTACTCCGATTTTGATACGTCGAAAATTCGTCCCGGAGAGCCCGTTGCGATTCTTGGCAATGACCCGTCCGTTCCATCTGGTAAAGCCTTATACATTGCATTTGCGGCTAATGATGTAAGGCGGTTGTGTTCCATTGAGGACATTTCAGAGATGGTTAATGCCGGAGAATTCGTTGGTCCACAGGGTCCCAAAGGCGAAAAAGGAGATAAAGGCGCAGATGGCACCGTGACATTTGAGTCGCTGACACCTGAGCAGAAAGAATCACTGAGGGGTGTCTCTATCACAGCAGTCAGTATCGACGTAGATGGAAATTTGACAATAACATTTTCAGATGGTGATAGTGAAAATGTTGGGAATATTATAGGACCTCAAGGAGTGCCGGGTCCAAAAGGTGATAAAGGAGATGTTGGTCCACAGGGTCCGCAAGGTTTACAAGGTCCACAAGGAGAAAAAGGCGAGCAAGGAAACGACGGAACGTCTCTTAATGTCCTTGGCACAAAAGAATCTGAGGCAGACCTCCCCCTGAGTGCAGAGAAGAACGATGCATATTTAATAGACGGAGAAATGTGGGTTTTCGACGGCGCGAATTGGAACAATGCTGGCAAGATTCAGGGGCCGCAGGGGCCAGTTGGTCCGCAAGGTCCAAAGGGTGACCCAGGGCCACAGGGTGTAAAAGGAGACCCCGGAGAAAAAGGAGAGCAGGGAGTACAGGGCCTAAAAGGCGATACTGGGCCGCAAGGTGAACAAGGTCCAGTTGGTCCAAAAGGTGAGCAAGGAGATACTGGTGCGCGAGGAATCACATTCACTCCTGTTGTAGACAGCGAAGGAAACATAAGCTGGAGTAATGACGGAGGACTTGAAAACCCCCAGACAGTAAATATTACCGGGCCGCAAGGCGATACGGGTGCAAAAGGAGATACTGGACCGCAAGGAGAAAAGGGCACTACATTCATTCCAAGTGTAGACACTGATGGAAACATAAGCTGGAGCAACACAGATGGAATCGCCAATCCCGAAATAGTAAACATCAAAGGGCCAAAAGGGGACAAGGGGAGTGATGCGACTGTCCCAATTGCTACAATTGAAATTCTCGGTAAGGTTAAGCCTGACGGCAAGACAACATTCATAGATGAAGACGGAACACTCCACGCAAAAGGCGGTGGCACAACCGTTACTCCCAAGCCCGTAAACAACCCAACGATTGAGAACTTAAATGCATCTGTCACAATTAAATGGCAAGACCCTGAAAACACGGTAATTAGTGGTTCAACATTCTCTACATGGGCTGGCACAAAACTTGTAATGAAAGAAACGGGCTATCCTGCAAATCCAGATGACGGAACGCTTGTGGTTGATAATGCAATTCGAGATAAATACAAAACCACAGGCTATACAGTCACAGGGCTGACAAACGGCAAACAATATTACTTTACACTGTTTCCATATTCTACAGATGGTGTATACAACTACGATGCAGGAAACAGACTTCTCGGCGAACCAAAAGAGGATTTGAAGATTGTCGCATTTGCCGACGGAACAGACGCAGAGATTGAAAAGATGATTGAAGCGCACTACGCAGGCAAAATCAACATTAGCGACTATTGGGCGGTCGGCGACAAGAGAACCATCCATCACAATGCCATGGATGCAACTGGCGTAAGTGAGTCACACAGAGCGAATGATTATGCCTATGTAATTATCGGAATCGAACATGATGACTTAGTGACTGCTATCAATGGCAAGACTAAAGCCGCTATTACAATTCAGACAGAACGTATGTTGTATTTAGACACTACGACAGAATATAACACCTCCTATAATGTATCACATGAATGTGGTTATATAAACGGTTCAAGTACAAATAGTGGTGGTTGGGAAGGCTGTGCAAGACGTACGTGGTGCAATAATGTGTACAAGAAATGTTTGCCTACTTATATTCAGAATATGATGAAGCAGGTCAAGAAGTTGGCATCTGTAGGAAGCCGTAGCAGTACGATTAAAGTCTCAAATGACTATGCATTTTTACCTTCTGAAATTGAGGTTTTTGGCAGTATAAAGTATTCTTTCGCAGGCGAGGGAGAACAGTATCAGTACTTTAAGAACGCAACTGCTAATAGATATAAGAAACCGTACTTTAGCAGTAATTTCGTGTCTGGCCGCTATTGGGAACGTTCGCCTTACTCCAGCAGCGGAAACAAATTCTGTCATGTGGACATGGACGGGGAATCGTACTACAGCGACGTCAGCTACGCTCTTGGTGTTGCCCCCTGCTTATGTATCTAAAATCCTAGCAAAACCCATCTACCGCCGTAAGGCGGTTAAAAGGATTTGCGGTACTATTTTTAATCAAAGGAGATGATAATTGTGGATAAAAAAGAAATTGCAAATATCTACAAAGCCATCAATCGAGTTTCAAACAGGCTGAATGAGATGTCTGAAAAATTAGACATTGTGATGCAGATGCTTAATGCGGAATCTAATCGTAAAATTCTAATTAATGGTGATGGTATTGACGGTCTGGCTGAACTTGTATCAACGCATGATTCGGCACTTGATGAACTGGCTACTTTAGTTTCGACAATCGGAGGTGAAAACAATGGTTAAATTTTTCGAAGAACGAGTAATCAATGGGTTGAAAAAATGGACAGATGTTCCTGAGCTGTGGAATAAGAAGGTAATTGAAAGACTTCAAAAGGATGGCTATGTACTGAATGAGGATGGGACAGTAACAGAATCAAAACCAGGAATAGTGAAATAAAATACGTGCAAGGGAGAAAATATGGAAATTAAAGGAATTGACGTATCATCTTATCAGAGTAAGCCAGACTGGGCGAAAGTATCGAATTCTGAAATTAAGTTTGCAATATTGAGAATCCATCAAAAATCTGGAACTGATTCCTCTTTTGAGCATAACTACAAAGGATGCAAGTCAAATGGAATCCTTGTCGGCGGATATAAATATAGTTACGCTCTGACACCGGCACAGGCAATTGATGAAGCTGAGAGCGTAATTTCTGTTCTTGGCGGACGCGGAATGGACTTTCCAATCTTCTACGACCTTGAATGGAGTCAGCAGAGAAACCTTGGAAAACAGGCGATTGAGAATATTGCAGTAGCATTTCTGACCAGAATCAAAAAAGCCGGTTATAAGGTCGGTATCTACTGCAATCTTGATTGGTACAATAACGTTCTGTCAGACACCCTGAAAAAGTACGATTGCTGGATTGCTCGTTATCCGGCTAGTGATAATGGCTCTGTACAGGAAAGATTGCGTCCATCTGTTGGTGTAGGCTGGCAGTATTCCAGTAGAGGAAAAGTATCCGGCATTAGTGGTAACGTTGACATGGATGTATTCTATAAGGATTACAAAGAGGAGGTTTCTGCAATGGATAAAGCTATTGAAAAAGTGATTCTCATTGCAAAAAATGAGATTGGATACCTTGAAAAGAAGAGCAATAGTCAGCTCGACAGCAAGACTGCAAACGCCGGTTCGAACAACTATACGAAGTACTGGCGAGACATTAAGCCATCATATCAAGGACAGCCTTGGTGCGCAGCATTCGTGAGTTGGTGTTTTATGGAAGCATTCGGACAGGAAAAAGCAAAAAAACTGTTGAAGCACTGGCCCTATGTTTACTGCCCAACACTTGGTAATCTGTTTACAAGGAACGCTAATCCAAAGATCGGTGATATTGTAATTTTTTATCATAATGGAACTTTCACCCATACCGGCATCGTAACGGCCGTAATCGGAGACAGGTTCTATACCATCGAGGGAAATACTTCTGGTGCATCTGGAATTATTGCAAATGGCGGCGGTGTCTGTGCAAAGAGTTATCTCAATAGTCAGATGCCCGGAACTAAGTTCTGTACACCTGATTATAGTATTGTATCTGATGTAGTCGCACCTGTAAAAGCTGAGAATACGTCATCTAATACTATACAGGCGGGAGAAAAATATATGTTTGAACCAAAAACTGTAAAAGCAGGAGATAAAAACACATCTGTGCTCCTCTTACAGGAAATTTTAAGAGCCAGAGGCTTTAAGGGCAAAAACGGCAAAGCCTTGAAACTTACATGGACAGCAGACACAAACACAATTTACGCTCTGAAAGCTTATCAAGAATCCAGGAAAGAAGTTCTGGAAGTGGACGGAATCTGTGGACCCGCCACATGGAAAGATTTGATTGCCATATAAAAACATCCCGGGGTTAATTCCCCGGGAATTTTATTTATAAACATATTTAGTATCACTTCGGAAGTTTTAGACTGTTATCGTTAGTCACACGTTAGTCACAAATAAAAATATTGTTTCCTAATATAATAGTGTCAAAAACACTGTATTTACAGGCATTTGCGCAATTTTCTAAATTCTATTTGTTGGTCACAATTAATAAAATTAGAATAATGAAAATGAAATGAGGAGATAAATGTGAAAAAAGTCATCGGAAA